GTAGATGTTTTCAAACTAGAAACACAAGACAAACAAAATGCAAGAAGCATGTTTAGTAAAGACTGGACTGCTCGTATTATAGGATTGTTTACTATAGGTGGATTTTTAGGTTATATATTTTTAGTTACTTTACAACCGCCAGAGCAAAACAGCGAAGCATTAATTAACTTAGTGCTAGGTTATTTAGGAGGATTAGCGAGTGCAATTATTTCGTTTTATTTCGGAGCATCTCACACCCCCGATAAAGGAGAGTAAAATGCAAATATCACAAGAAGGCGTAACGCTTATAAAACATTATGAAGGTTGTCCTAAAGATGCAGATGGTAATGCTGTGTCTTACAGATGTCCTGCTAACAAACCTACAATAGGTTATGGGTCTTTAAAATTAAAAGATGGCACACCTGTTGAAGATAACATGACTATTACTATGGAAGAAGCTGAAGAATTATTAGCTCATGAACTAAAAGAATATGAGGGTTATATTCATGATTTAGTAAAAGTTGAGTTAAACCAAAATCAATTTGATGCTTTAGTATCCTGGGTTTTTAATTTAGGTCCAACTAATCTTAAAAGTTCAACTATGTTAAAAGTTTTAAACAGCACACATGTTGATTGGGCGGATATACCATATCAAATACAAAGATGGAATAAAGTAAATGGTGAGGTAAACGAAGGATTAGTAAAAAGAAGAAAAAGTGAAGCTTTATTATTTGAAGGTAAAGATTGGACTGAGGTTTAGATGCCGTTACAAAAAACCATATTTAGACCAGGCATAAACCGAGAGGGTACAGCTTATGATAATGAAGGTGGTTGGTTTGATTGTAATCTAGTACGCTTTAGAAAAGGTAGGCCAGAAAAATTTGGTGGTTGGGAAAAATTATCAGCCGCAACATATTTAGGCACAGCTAGAGCTTTACACGGTTGGATATCATTAGGTGGTACAAAGTATCTTGGTATAGGAACGCATCTTAAGTATTATATTGAAAGCGGTACAGTATTTAACGATATAACACCAATAAGATTAACAACATCTGCAGGTGACGTAACATTTTCTGCTACAAATGGTGATGCCACCATAACCGTTGCAGATACTTCACACGGAGCTGTAAAGAATGATTTTGTAACATTTAGTGGTGCATCTTCATTAGGCGGTAATATTACAGCAGCCGTATTAAATCAAGAATATCAAATAGCAACTATAGTTAATGCTAATAGCTACACTATAGAAGCTAAAGATACTTCTGGTGCAACTGTTACCGCAAACTCTTCTGATAGTGGTAACGGTGGTTCTTCAGTTGTAGGTGCTTATCAAGTTAATGTTGGGTTAGATGTTTACGTGCCTGGTACAGGCTGGGGTATTAATGGCTGGGGTGAAGGCACCTTTGGTAGCACATCTGCATTAGATGCTACGAATCAATTAAGACTTTGGACACACGATAATTATGGAGAGGATTTAATTATAGGTGCTAGAAACGGTGGTATATTTAAATGGACAGAAAATAATGGTGTGTCAACTAGAGCCGTAGAATTATCTGGTATTACAGGTGCTAATTTAGTACCTACTGTTGGTTTACAAGTAATTACTTCAGAAGTTGATAGACATTTAATAGTATTAGGAGCTGATCCTATATCAGGCACTTCTAGAACAGGAGTAATAGATCCTATGTTGATTGCTTTCAGCGATCAAGAAAATGAATTAGAGTTTGAGCCATTATCTACTAATACAGCAGGTTCTCTTCGTTTATCGTCTGGATCTTCAATAATTGGTGCAGTCAAAGCTAGACAAGAAATTTTAATTTGGACAGATACAGCTTTATATAGTATGCAATTTGTTGGTCCACCTTTTACTTTTGCTGTAAATTTAATTAATGAAGGTACAGGACTTGTGGGACCAAAAGCGGCCGTAACTACACCATCTGCTGTATATTTTATGAGTTATAACAACTTTTACTTTTACAACGGTTCTGTAAACACGTTACCTTGTTCCGTACATAACTATGTGTTTGGTGATATAAATTTAACACAATCTTTTAAAATACATGCTTTTACTATTAAAGATAAAAACGAAGTAGGTTGGTTTTATTGTTCGTCAAGTTCATCTGAAATAGATAGATACGTTATATATAACTATGCAGAAAACCTTTGGTTTTATGGTCAACTTGTAAGAACAGCTTGGCTTGATTCTGGTATAGAAAATTATCCTAGAGCAGTAAATGACGGTTATTTGTTTCAACAAGAAAAAGGATTTAATGATGATGGTTCACCTATGACTGGTGTTTTTATTGAGAGTAGTGACTTTGATTTAGATGATGGCGAAAAATTTGCTTTCGCTAGAAGGATAATACCTGATTTTAAATTTATAGAAGATGCAAATAATGGTTCTGTAAATGTTGTTGTTAAGACAAGAAACTTTCCAGGCGATTCACTAGCAACTAACTCAACTAACGAAATATCAAGCACCACACAACAATCACATATAAGGGCTAGGGCTAGACAGATGGCCTTACGTATAGAAAGTAATGATGATGCTACAAATAATGGTAACTTATCAATAGGATGGCGTTTAGGAGCGACAAGAATAGATATTAAAACTGACGGCAAAAGATGAGTAAGTTGTTACAAACTCAGCTTCCTTTGGCACAAAGCGAGGTTACTCCAGATACTTTTAACCGTTTAATTAGGCTACTTGAGATAAATTTAGGTGCGGTTGACCTAGACAATACGCGTCAAGTAAGCGAAAATGAGCTGAATACTATAAATTTTAATGCTGGTAGTATTATTTGGAATACAACATTAGAAGTATTACAAGTATATACTGGTAATAAATGGGTAGATATTGGTACAAGACTTGTAGATGATGGTCTAGAAGCAACAAGTGCAGTAGGCAAGGTAACTGTTAAAAATAATGGTGCCACGTCTATCAAACTTGCTAATTTTGGTAAATAATAGATACTTTAGGTATCTACAAACAACTTAGTAAAAGCTATGGAAGATAACGTACAAAAATTAGCAAACGCAGGACAGCCAGAGGATTCACAAATAATTCATGCAGCACCAGGCGAAATGGTGGTGCCTCCTGTTATTTCAGAACAAACACAACAAATGATTAACCAAGATTTGCAATCTGTAGGATTAAATCCTGCAGAGTATATGGTTGGTCAAGGTTCTATAAATAATTTAACAGGATTACAAGAATTTGGGTTTTTGTCTAAATTATTTAAAAAAGTCAAAAAAGTAGTTAAAAAAGTAGCACCAATAGCTTTGGTAGCAACTGGTGTGGCAGGATTAGCTGGTGCTGGTCCGCTTGCAGGTGCTTTAGGAAAAGGTGCGGCTGGTAAAGGTTTAGGACTAAAAGGTACTTCTGGTAAATTTTTTGGTAAAGGTGGCACTTTTAGAAATATTTTAAGTAGAGGCAAAGAGTTTATTTTGCCTGGACAAGATAAAAAAGGACTTGTAAAAAATATTATTGGTCGGTTTGCAGGACAACAAACACAATTACCAGAAATGGAATATGATGCAGCTGGTAATCCAACTGGCATGTATGTTGATCCTGTTACTGGTGATAAATTTACTTTTAGTCAGCTAAAAGATATGGGATTGATTGATAGATCTGGTAATATTATAGGATCACCCGTAAGCCAACTAGATAAACAAAGACGTTTTGCAGGACTTACAGGACCAGGTAGTTTTGCTGATAAAATATTAAACATAGATCCTAATAAGGGAACAAGGCCTTTAAGTTTTTTAAGAGGTCAAAATCAAACAGATGGCTCAGATAGTGGATTAGGACTTGGTGGTTTAAACTTAGGAGGTGCGGGTGGTATAGGACAACTAGCACTTTTATATGGTTTGGCTACTAAAAGAGCGGCAGAAAAGACTGAGGGCGGTCAACGTGATATAAGATTATCTATAAGACCAGATTTAATGCCACAACAAACATTTCAAGGTTTTGATGTTGGTGTAAGACCTGGCATGTCTTATGGTGGTGGTATGGGATTTAAAGAATTAGATTTACGTATGGGCGGTCCATCTGAAGGCCCAGGTACCGAAACAAGTGATGATATACCAGCTATGTTGAGTGATGGTGAATTTGTTATGACGGCTGCTGCAAATAAAGGACTTGGAGGTTTTAAAATAGAAAAAAACAAAGATAGTCTTACTATTTTTCCAACTGGTAAACCAGATAGAGAACAAGGATTTAAAAACAACGATAAGTTGATGAAGTTTTTTGAAGATTATCAGGAAATGATGAGTTAATATGGCATTTTTAAATAGAATATTTAGAAACAGAGGTTTATTAGAAAATTTGGGTAGAGAACCGCTAGCTCCCATTTTAGAACCTATAAGACCAAGACCTATAGTTACACCATTCGTACCACCACAACTAGTTTTACCTTTTCCAGAGAGACTACCAGACCCGTTTGAAAGGTTGCCTCTAGAAAATCCAAGAGATGATTTTTTATCAATACAAAGATTAGATGATAGACCACAACCACAAATAATACCGCCTGTTACACCACCTCCCGTTATACCACCACAACCACCATCAATAGGTGGTATAGGTGGTATAAATCAGGATCCAATACCTTTGGAAAGACCAGTAATACCTCCAAGGCGTGAT